GCGAGCGCGTTCGTCCGGACCCCCGTGGCCGGGTTGAAGTGGTAGACCGTTTTGGCGCCGAAGACGCTGGAGACGATCAGTTGCTCGCCGGCGAGGAGGGGCTGGGTGCATTTCCAGACGTCCCCGGTCGTCAGGTTCTCGAACTGGGGATACCGTGCCGGGCCCGTCAGGGTGAGCGTGCACGGGACGGCGACGTCGCCGGCGTTGTTCACGGCGATCACGCCCGTCCTCTCACCGAACGAGAGGGGGAAGCCCCACTCGCCCGTCCCCGGGGGATCGCCGGCCCCGAGGGACCATCCCCCGGTGAACATCGGCGCGCTCGCTGTGTTGAGCGCCGCGTCGTAGAAGAAGGGGTCGTCCGCCTGGAGGACGAGCGTCCCCTTGAGCCGGTGTTGGCCGAGCGCCCCCGGGGGATCCCACCGGACGCCCTCGACGACCCGGCACCGGAGCACCCAGGACACGCCGTCCTCGTGGACCCACCGGAGCACGCCGACGCCGGCGTTCGGCGCGAACAACCGCATGGTCGCGCGCCGGAGGGCCGGCATGGTCGCCGGGTCTTCGGCGATCATGACGAACGGGAAGACGACCTCGCGGGGGTCGAAGCTCCCGCCTATCGCCCGCGCCCCGTCCTCATACGGCGCCCTCGCCGAGTAGAGGGTGGCCCCGATGTTGTCCAGACCCGTCCGGCCGGCCTGGGGGACGTAGGTCGGCTCGATGAGGGGCACCTCGATCGCCGACCCCGGCGGGGTCCAGTAAAAGCGTTCCGTCATGGGGACACCCCCCGGCTCCCGAGGATCTGCCGGGCCGCGCTCCTGGCCTTCACGAGGGAGCGCGAGGGGGTCTCGGGGTCCGGGTTATATATGTTAATGTTTATGTCTCCTCCATCGGCTTTAACCTGTCCCACGGGGATGACTTTCTCGCCGTCCTGGAGCACGGCGATCCCCTCGTCCTGGCCCGGCGGGGCCCGGAAGATCCCGCCCTGGTGATGGACCGGGGCGCCGTGCGCGCCGCCGCCCGAGACCGTGATCCACCCGGACCACGAGGACGAGCCCCCGGGCCCGCGGACGGTGAGCCGGGGGTAATACGTCCCCGTGTAATTGTACGTGTGCGTGACCCGCTTTCCCGACCCTCCGGTGCCGTCGCCGAAGTCCCAGTCGTAGCTCGTGATGCTCCCGGACGACCCGGAGGCGTCGAACGAGACCGTGAGGGGCGCCCCGCCGAACTGGGGCGAGTAGTCCATGTGGGCCACGGGCGCCGACGCGCTCGGCGCCGGTGCCGCGGGGCCCGCGGGTTGGCCCGTCTGGGGGTTGTACCCGCCGACCTGGCCCGGGGGCACGACGGCCGGCGCCTTAACGACCGTAGGCGCGGTGACCGTGATCGACTGGCTGAAGGTGTCGACGATGCCCTGCCAGATGTTCGCGGCCCACGACACGAGCTTGTTGAGGGGCGAGTCGGTGATCATGAAGTTGTAGACCCCGACGGTCGCTTTGTAGAGGGCCGTCTTGATGCCGTCCCACGCGCCCTCGATCCCGCCCTCGATCCCCTTCCAGATGGCGCCGACCGCGCCGACGAGCATCCCGAGGGCCCCGCCCGGGCCCGGGTCGGTGATCCACCCGGCGATGAGCCCGATCGCGGCCTTCACGGCCCCGAGCACGAGCTCCCACGCGGCCGGGATCGCGAGCTCGATCTCGCTCCAGATCGCGCCCATGGCGGCCGTGGCCGTGCCGAGCGCGCCGTTCGGCCCGGGGTCTTTGACCCAGCCGACGATGAGATCCCACGCATACCCGAGCGCGTCCTGGATGAGATCCCAGGCGACTGGGACCGCGACCTTGAGCGCCGTCCAGACCGTGCCGACCGCGGTCGTGAGCATCCCGCACGCGCCCATGGGCCCGGGGTCTTCGACCCAGTCGACGAGGCGGTCCCAGGCGAACGAGACCGCGCCCGTGATGAGCTTCCACGCCCCCGGGATCGCGTCCCCGATCGCCGTCCAGACCTTCCCGGCGGCGCCGGCCATGTCGTGCTTGGTCTCCTTGCCGCTGAGGATGTCGACGATCGCGCCGACGGCCTCACCGATGAGCCCGGCCGCGGCCTCGAAGATCGCGCCGACCTTCCCCATCCATGTCCAGACCTCGCCGAGGAGCTCGCTCGCCGTCCTGAAGCCGTGCTGGATGGCCGGGGACGTGAACCAGTCGCCGAGCACCCCGAGCCCCCAGAGGAGCACGTCGAGCCCCTTGTCGACGAGCCACATGAGGGGCGGAGCGACGTACATCTGCCAGATGTCGACGAAGAGGCCGAGCGCGCCGACCAGGCGATCGCCGATCCACGCGGCGGCCGACTGGAGAAATTCGATCACCCCGGCGCCGTCCCCGGCCATCCAGTCGGTGATTTTTGTTAATTGTTCGGCGTAGAAGTCCCCCAGGAACTTAAGGGCCCCGCCGATCTTCGTGCTCAGAAACTCGTAGACCCCGCCGGCCCACGCCATGAAGCCGTCGCCGACCCTGGAAAACGCCCCCAGGAGGTTCCCGACGGACGTCCGCAGATCTTCCGACGCGGTCCACATGCCCCAGAGGATCGCCGCGCCCCCGGAGAGCGCGCCGAGGAGGAGGAGGACCGGGTTCAAGCTCGTGGCCGCCGCCGCCGCGAGCGATACGAGGGCCCCGGAGAGCCCGGCACCGCCCGCGACCGCCTCGGGCCCCAGGAGGGCGACGACGGTGGGCAAAAGCCCGCCGAGGAAGGCGAGCGCTCCCCCTAACCCGATGAAGACCGGGGCGAGGGGTTCGAGGGGCGCCAGGAGGTCCGCGGCCTGTTGCTTCAGGGTCGTGAGCCAGTAGCCCCAGCGATCCATGGTGCCGACGGCGATCTCTTGCGCCGCGGCGTAGTCCTTCGCCTTCCCCGTCCCGTCGGCCGTCAGGTCGTTGTACGTCTTGAGGTCGTCGAGCGAGATCCCGAGGAGCTCGGCGAGCCTCTCCTGGGGCGTGAGCTGGCGGTTGAGGGCCGCGGTCTTCTCGTCGATCGTGGTCGTGAGCTCGTCGTAATCGGTCTTCAGGTCGGCGAGGAGATCCCGGTTCCGTTCGTACGCCCGGGTCTCCTCCTCCGTCGGGACGGTCTCGTCCCGGATCTTCTGGAGGGCCTTCGCGAGCTCCTCCTCTATCTCGACCTTCTGGGCCGCGATCTCTGCCAGGCGTTCGCGTTGGTCCTCGTAATACTCGGCCTCGCGCTCCTTCCGGCGTTCGGCCTCCTTCGCGGCGTCCGCTTCGGCCTTCGCCTCGTCCTCGCGCGTTTGCGCGATGCTCGCCCGGTAGTCCGCGACCCGCTTCTGTTGCGTCCGGTAGTACTCGGCGTCCGCCTCGGCCTGTTTCGCCCGGTCCTTCGCGTACCGGGCCTCCGTGTCGGCGAGCCCCTCCCTGGTGTCCGCGATCCCCTTCGCGTAGTCGTCGAGCGCCTTCTGGGAGCGCTCGAAGTAGTCGGCCTCGTCCCGGAGCGCCCGGGCCCGGGCCTTCGCGTACTCCTCGTCCGCCTCGACGAGGTCGGCCTTCGTCTTTTCGATCGCCTTCTGGTAATCCGCGACCTTCTTCTGGGAGGCGTCGTAATACTCGGCCTCCGCGACGATGGCCTTCCGGCGGTCGCGTTCGTATTTCGCGTCCGTCTTCGCGAGATTATCGACCACTTTCTGCCGGGCCGCTTCGAGCTTCGCGATCTCGGCGTCCGCGGCGGACGTGTCGGGGTCCGCGAGCACGAGCCCCGGGAGCCCCTCGTCCCGCCGGGCCGTGAGCTTCGCGATCTTCTCGTCGTAGTCGGCGAGCTTCTCGGCGGCCGTCTCGTGGGCCGCGGCGAGCCGCTCCTCCGCATCCGCGGCCTTCTCGATCGCGTCCTGGCGATACCGGATCACCGCCTCGCGCGTGGAGACGATCCGCTCTTCGTAGTCGGTGATCCGCTCCGCGGCCCGTTCGTGGGCGTCCGCGATGTCGTCCGCGGCCTTCGCTGCCTTCTCCGCGGCGTCCTCCGTGTACCGGGCGACGGCCTTTTCGGTCGCCTCGATCCGCTCCTGGTAGTCGGCGATCCGGTCGGCGGCGCTCTCGTGCGCGTCCGCGAGGGCCTCCACGGCCTCCGCGGCGCGTTCGGCGGAGTTCCGCCGGTATCGCTCGACGGCCCGCGCCGTGTCGGCGATCCGCTCCTCGAACTCGGCGACCCGTGCCGCGGCCCGTTCGTGGACCTCCGCCAGGCGTTCGGCGGCCTCGGCGGCGTCGTCCGCGGCCGTCCGGGCGTAGTCGGCCATGGCCTCTTCGACGTCCCGGGCCCGGCTCGCGAGCCGGGCGAGGGCCTTATCGGCGCCGTCGGTCGCGTCCGCCATGCGTTCGATTTGTTCGGTCGAGAGCGAGAGGCTCGCCTCGTACTTCGCGATCGCCGCGGCCGTGTCCTCGATCCGGTCGCCGAGCCGCTCCTGTTGGTCGACGAGGGTTTCGAGCTCTTCCGCGGCCCCCTTGACCTCCCGGATGGCCTCGTTGATCTTCCGAAATGCCGTGTAGCCCTCGATCCCCCGCTCCGTCAGGGCCATGACGATCGCCATGACGTCCGTCAGGGAGAGCCCGAGATCCTGGAGGTCGGGCCCGACGCGCCGGATGAAGCTGGAAAACTCGCCGATCTCGACCGTGCTCTCCCGGAACATCGCCGTAAAGCCGTCGACGTACTGGGGAAGGTTCGCGAGGGGCTCGTTCATCGCCTGGAGGGCCGGGACGAGGGTCCGCGCGAGGCTGGAGGCCGGCGCGTCGACCGCGGTCGAGAGGAGCCCGAGGGCGTCCGTGAGCCGGCCCATGGTCTCGATGTCGTCGACCCCGGCCCGGCTCAAGTAGTCCATGGCGCCCGCGACGTCGGCGATCGGGTCCGTGACCGACTGGAGCGAGTACCCGAGATCCTCCACGGCCTCCGCGTCGGCGTTCATGGCGAGCGCCGTGGTCGCGAACGAAGCCTCCATCTGGCGGGCGTCGTCCCTGAGAAGAATGGTCGCCGAGCCGAGCCCGACGAGGATCCCGCCGAGGATTTCGAGACCCCGGCCGAGGGTCTCCGCCGACGCATTGAGGGCGTCGAGCTCGGTCTTGAGCGCGGCCTCCGCGGCCCGGGCCTCGTCCGCGGCCGTGGCCTGGTCGCGTAGGGCCCCGGTGACCGCTTGGGTCGCGAAGAGCTCCTTTTCGCGGGCCGCGATCACGTCCTCGATCCCGC